TTTTCTTTGTCCGTGTAATCCCAGTATGTTTTTTGCTTACTATGACGTCCTAAGAGCTTCTGATACATAGTTTTTACGCATATACTTACATGATTATAATCATTTAATTCACAATTAAAAAATAGATCTCTAAGTTCTTCTGCAAATTCTCCAAGTTCCTCTACTTGTCCGCCTATACCTGCTATGTTAATATCTATGTAAACATCTTCTTTTATTTCATTAATAACATCTATAAAATGTTGTTTATCCTGTGATAATGGATGAAATGTTAATACTACTGAATTCATATATTGTTTAGCCTTAGACCACCACTTTACTGTTCTACTGGCATTCGTATATACTGTACTATTAGTTTTGTGACTGCTTATTGCTCTAATTATATCTTCAAATCCAGGAATAACTGTAACTTCTCCGCCTATTAATTCATAGTCTACACGTTTACCTAAACTGTTATAATATTCTGAAAACCTATTTATTGCATCTATATACTGTTCTTTTTTAAGCCATGGCTTACTGCCGTTATGTAATTGAGGGGGACAATACTCACATTCGTAATTGCAAGAATTACCCATGTTCCATTGTATTCTAATATGATTATTGTCGTTTCTGGCGTGAGGGCCTTTTACCGAGACCAGGTTAGGCATGTTAAGGAGTGAATACTGAGATAGCACCAAATGATACAGAGTGTCCACAAGTGGTAGGACTTCCTACTCTTGCTACATTTTTCCCTTCAGCAAAAACAGAAAAACTACCTAACAAAATCATAGAACTTGAATGAGGGGGTTCGCCGTGCGGTGAGACACTATCTCCTATTAGTGATACTGGCATTCCTTCGCAAAATACGGTAGCGGCACAAGGTCCCATAACCATACCAGGGCCTACCATACTAAATTGTTTTGCCAATTGTGCCATAATAGTATTTATCTAATTAACTATCGTCTTCTGGCGTCTCTTCTGGTTTTTCTTCTACTATTTTTAAATAATCTTCTGCACTTTCTTCTATAGTTTCACTAATAGATAAAATCTTATCTGTTGTAAAATCTATTTGTTCTGTTTTAGAAGTAAATGTAAATGGTACTACTGCAATTGAATTATTTTCATTATCACCTGCATTGCCTAATACTACCATCCTAGGATGTGTAAGTACAATTAAATTATTATCGTCATTGGTACCTATAAATTTACCTATAATTTCTAATCCTGTTAATGTTTTAATTGTAACTACTTTATTAAGAAATTGTTTTAATTCTATTATCATAAACTAAAGCCTTTAAATGTGTCTCCATCTACGTCTTGTTTTGTACCGCCTATAACATAAGATGAAATTTCTGTTTCTTGTGGTGCAACCTGTACTGAACTACCTGTTATCCATTGTTGTGTCCAGGGTAAAGGATTGGTACCACTATTATATATCTTTTCCTGCCCTACGGCATGCATTCGTTTGGCCGCAATATATTCTACATATTGCTTTAGTAGTTCTGCATTTAGTCCTATAATACTACCGTCTTTGAACAAATATTCTGCCCAGGCTTTTTCTTGCTCTACTGCTTCTACAAACATTTGGGTACATTCATCATATGTTTCTTTTTGTATTTTAGCAAAGTCTTTATCTTCTCTAGGTAAAAACTTTAGCATTTGTTGTGTACTTGCTAAATGAACATTCTCATCTCTAGCAATAAGTTTTATAATTTTAGCATTACCTTCCATTCTTTTAAGTTCAGCAAATGCCCAACTACATGCAAATGAAACATAAAAACGTACACCTTCTAATATGTTTACACTCATCAAACACATCCATATTCTTTTCTTATGCTCATATAGATCGTATTTTTTACTTTCTACATCTCTTAATGTATTATACTCTATTAGTCTATCGTAGTTTTCTGTAATACTATCTGCACAATCACATATTTCTTGTATGTCTAGCATTTCATCAAACACTTTGCTAGGGTTAGAATATACGTTTCTTATAATATGTGTATAACTTCTACTATGTATAGTTTCACTGAATGCCCATGTTTCAATCCATGTTTCTAACTCAGGAAGACTAACCACAGGCAGAAGAGCAATATTAGGTGAACGACCCTGTACACTATCTAATAAAATTTGTCTTTTTAAATTACTTGTAAAAATATGCTGTTCATGATCTGTTAAATTTTTAAAGTCAGTTGCATCTTTAAGTATATCAACTTCTTCTGGTCGCCAAAAGAATCCTAACTGTTTGTCTGTTAGTTTATCAAACTGTTTATACTTTAAAGTATCATATCTTTGGACTACAGGCCCTCCTGTTGGGTCTAAGAACATTTTTACTTTAGTATGATCTGCTCTATTTTTTGTATTTAAAACTGTCATTATATTTTACAACTCTCGCAATCTTCGTCATCTATTTCAGTTATTTCTAACTGGTCTTGATTATCCTCTTTATGTATATCTATTTCACCTTGTCCATCATAGGTGTTATTATAGTATAATTGTTTACCACCATATTTATAAAACATTAAGATATCTTGTATCAGCACACTCATTGGAACTTTCTCATCTTCATAATGTTCTGGATTATAAGATGTATTTACCGAAATTCCTTGATCTATGTACTTTTGTAGGACCGCCATTATCTTTAAATAGCCTTGTGGAGACTTTTGGTCCCATAGCAAGTCATATTTATTTTTATAATAAGGATATCCTGGTACTACCTGTTTCAATACTCCGTGTTTGCTTTGTTTAATACTTACATAACTACGTGGTGGCTCAATACCGTTTGTACTATTACTAATTTGTGCTGATGTTTCTGCTGGCATTAGTGCCATTAGTGTACTGTTTCTGATACCTGTATCTTTTAATTGTTGCCTTAGTCCTTTCCAATCTTGTCGTTCTTTATGTTTTACTAATTCGTCTACATCTTTCTTGTACGTTTGATTAGGAGTGATACCTAATCCATATTTTGTTTCTTCATTACCTAATATTGCACCTTTTTCCACAGCCAGATCTGCACTTGCTTTTATTAAACTATAACTCCATGCTTCTGCCCATTCATCTACAAGTTCTAAATTAGGGTCTTGATAATTTGTATCGTTTTTTACTAACCAGTATGCAAAATTTATAATACCTATACCTAGTGGACGTCTTTTCATTGTACTAAGTTCTGCCGCTAAAACAGGATACTCTTGATAGTCTAATAATTCATCTAGACCTCTTACTGCTAAATTGCATATCTTATCCATTTCAGATAAATCTTTTATTACACCCCAATTGACAGCACTTAATGTACATAGACTAATTTCACCTTCTTCATCTTTGGCATCATTTAATGGTTTTGTTGGGAGATTAATTTCACAACATAAATTACTTTGCCTAATAGGGGCAACTTCTTCTATAAAAGAACCGTGCGTATTTGCATGATCAACATTCATTAGATATATTCTACCTGTATCCTTTCTTTCTGTAACAAAAGAACTAAACAATTCTATTGCTGGAATACTTTTCTTACTAATACTTGTCATACGTTCTGCTTTCTCATAAAGTTCTTGAAACCTATCTTGATCATTAAAAAATACTTCATATAATTCAGGAACTTCGTGTGGACTAAACAATGTTATATTTCCACCACTAATAAGTCTTTCGTACATAAGTTTATTAAACTGTACACCATAGTCCATGTGACGCACTCTGTTGTCCTCTGTGCCCTTATTATTCTTAAGTACTAATAAATCCTCAACTTCTAAATGCCAAATAGGATAGTATAGAGTAGCCGCTCCGCCTCTTACACCACCTTGCGAACAACTCTTAACTGCTGACTGGAACATTTTATAGAAAGGAATAACTCCTGTATGAGTAGCATCTCCGTTTCTAATTTTAGAACCTACTGCTCTAATACTACCAGCACCAATACCTATACCTGCTTTTTGACTCACATACTTAACAATACTGCTACTTGTTGCATTTATACTATCTAAACTGTCATCTGTTTCTATTAGTACACAACTGCTAAACTGCCTTTGCGGTGTTCTAACACCTGCCATAACTGGCGTAGGCAAGGAAATTTTAAATGTACTGATAGCATCATAGTATGCTTTCACATAACTCATTCTAGTTTCTGCTGGATACTTGCTGAACAATGTAGCCGCAATCATCATATATGCTACTTGTGGTGTTTCGAATATTTTGCCAGTTGCTCTATTCTGTACTAGATACTTACCACGAAATTGTTCCATGGCCGCATAAGTTAATACTTCATCTCTTTCATGCTTAATATGAGAGTTAAGTTCATTGATCTCATCTTTAGTATATAATTCTGTAAATTCAGAATCATAGAACCCAGCATCTATATTGTCTTGTATAATATCACAAAGACAAGGAGGTTCAAATGTTCCATAAACTTGCTTACGCAAATGATAGTTAATAAGCCTACCTGCTACATATTGGTAGTTTGGTGTTTCTTCTGATATTAAATCTGCCGCACTTTTAATAAGTGTTTCTTGAATGTCTTCTGTAGCGATAGATTCAAAGAATTGTATTTGACTATTTATTTCTACTTCTGAAGCACTGACCCCTGTGATGTCTTCACAAGCATACATAACGACTTTGTGTAGTTTGTCTATGTTTAAGTCTTCAAGTGTGCCGTCTCTTTTTTTAACTTGCATGTGTGTCCTTAGTCTGTTTATATACGATATATTTATTTCTATATCATTGTAATATAAAACTATATAAATGTCAATAAGTTTCTATGCTAATTCAAACCGATTATGAATTTGGAATACTGTTGCGTTCTCTTGTACATATTCCCAAGAAACTATTTCTCCAGGTGTAAAATTATAAACTAAATCTCTATCGTATATAACTAGTCCTGATGTCCCTGTTATGTTATTACTTATCACAGGAAGTTGTATTATATCTTCAGATATGAAACCTTTATTTATTAATGTAGATAGTAATACTAAGGTAACTCCGCTTTGGCATAAGTATCCTTCATTTACTATTTCAAAAGGATTAGGCCAACTTTTAGGAGTATAATAATCTAAGTATCTAGGTAACATTTCTATAGAAGCAAAATCTTCTAAAACTTCTATAATATTGTTATGAGGTTTTTGTCTGACCTTACGCCAAATATTTAATCTTTCTGATCCTGATAAATTTTTATGAAACATTATCCACTTAGGAAGTCCAACGTCTTTGAACCCAATTCATTGTAAGATTCTTGTTCGTTGTGTTTTGTGCTGTAAGTGTAATAAGATTTGTAACAGAATTAAATGTTGCACCAAAGGAAACATTACCTGATAAGGTATCACTAACATCACTTGCTATGTCTTGAATAACTACATCTGAATTACCAGTAACACTATTTTCAAATGCATTGAGATATATTGTTCCTGTTCTTCTGTAATTACCATCTGATGTTCCGTCATACTTTACACTATATTCTAATACATGAGTATCATATGTTGCTGTAGATATTGGTAAGTCTGAACTTGCTATAACATTACCACTACTAATTGTTGCTGTATTTGTAACATCAAAAGAAGTTGTTTTTAATCCTGATGAGGAACCTAGTGATGTTAAAATTTCTATATTTAATTTTGTTGTTAATAAACCTTTTACATCAGAACCTGATTTAGCAAAATACATGTTATTAAGAATATATGCAAAGTTTTCTGCTTCTTCGTTACTTGTAAAGGACATTTCTGAGAATTCATTATCTATATCTACTGGATAAGATTCTAATGCATGTGACCCAAGGAATGTATTACTACCATATACTTGGTTAGTTGCTACTGATTCGAATAAATTTATTTCTGATGATTTTAATGTACCATCTAGCCATTTTTCTAATTTTGCTTTTACAGTAGTATCTCTATCATATAATTTGCTACCATACACATATTCACTATCTATAATTTGTAGTTTACTTAATGTATCTGCTGAATCGTTATGTAGTCTAAAGTTAAAAGGTGTTGATGATTTAGATGCCTTACTTGTAAAATATATTCTATTAGCATTATCTGGTACTAATTGTA